TCGAAATCACCTTCCATACCTGTAGTAAGGGCAGCTCTTACGAAGTGTTTAAATCCATTAGGAGCATCAGTTTTAATGAAGAATGCATCAGTATCAGTTAAGTAGTGGTTTACTACATAACCATCTGGTAACATGCCCATGTTTCTCATTGCATTGATGTCATTGTCAGCAGTACCAACTCTTAGAGTGGAGTTCAAGACTCTATCCGCTACAAATTGCGTGTTTACCGGGATTATTAATTTTCTTCCCTGCATCGCAACTTTTAAGCCTCTTTCGTCGATAAAGCCTGCAATATCAATCATTGCTTGCTCTAATGAGGTTTCGTTTAAGTCAGCGTTCGTTGCACTGATGTTTGAGAAATTACCACCAAATGTAGTTGGGTGTGCATTGTTTACTAATGAAACACCATCTCCTCCAGCAGTTGCAAACGCATTATTTAAAATGTTTGCTGCTTTAACTTGTTTTGTGTAAGCCATTGAACGTGCCAATGATCTTGTATAGCGAGCTGATAAAGTGTCATACAAGTTGTCTTCGACAGCTTCCTCAGTCAAACTAAATGCAAGTGCAATAGTTTCGTGAGTATATCTAGCTGTAAAACTTTCTTTTGCAGTGTCGAATTGAACAGCTGCACCTTCTTGTTTTACGGCCGCTTCGCCGAAGCCAACAAGCATTACTTCTTCTTCAAATGCTCTGTCGCTTGTTTCTTGGTCAAAGATCTCAGCATGTTCATTCTCATAACGAGCGTATTCCATGCCGAACAAGGCGTTTAAGCCAGGTTCCAGTTCTTTGGCCAGTTGTGCTCTATTAATAGCCATAGTCTAGTCCTCCTTATACGCCTAACGTTCCAGTGTGAGATCCTAACTGATGATTATTAATCTTTACAACTAAGACACTGTTATTAGCAGTGGAGTCATTGCTTGGAACATCATAAAAATCAATTAGTCTGACCTGTAACGCCGCGGTTGTGTTTTTTGAGCTTGAATCTATTTCAACGCCAGACATACCAGTTGTAGTACTTCCTGCGCCAAATACTAGATTAGCATTTAAGTTTAAGTCTGCAGCGACGATATTTCCACCATCTGAATCTTGCTGTGCAATGAATAGTTGATCGGGATCGTCAGCTACAAATGCTATCGCATCTCCTGGTGAGAGCGAAGCTGGGAAATGATCCCTAAAAGTAGGTTTCTTTGTAGTTGGGTCTGTATAAAAACAACCTGTAAATATTCCACATGTTGGATCGCCAGCAGTAGCTACCTCGACTGTTCCGTCATTTTTGTATTTGACGGGATCGCCAGTGAAGATCGCAGTACCTTGGTTATCCGCAATAGAGTATTTAGTTGTCCCAGTAGTCCCACCGGGTGCTGAACCTACTTTAGCGATTGGACGTAATCCAAAAGCTTGGTCTATGTTAGCCATAGTAGTCTCCTTTAATATTGAGAGAACATAGATCTACCCATTAGATTTTTTGTTACCCCCAAATGATACTCTGCTTTGCCTTTCCTGATGGATTGGCATTGCGGGGTGCTCTTCTTTATGTAGATCGTTTTCAATAGCTTTTGTCTTTGTGTCAGTTAATTGTCGAAAATATTCATCTCGATCTTCTTTAACCTCTAAAGGACAACGCATTAAAATTAATCCGCCGATACCTATAACGCCTTTATATTTTCCGTCTGCAATAGAGGGTAAATCCTCTCTATCGGGATACTCATCTGCTCTCACAAGTTCATATCCACTTCTTAGTCTACCGATGATATTTTTTTCATCAGATTGACCTCGAAATTCTGTGCGACACCACCGATGATGAAAACCTTCAGGTGGTTCTGGCGCATCTAAGTTCGAAGGAGGAACCCATCCCCTCTTCCGAGCAACCTTTTCACGGGTTTCACTTTTGCGCGAAGTTTTTTTGTCTATTTCATTCATTTACGCCTCCTTCTTCACGATTTTTGTTGCATCATCTGCAACTGTCTTGCGTATTCTTCTAATGGCACGCCTAATTTTTTAGCTATTGTAACCTGTGTTGGCGAGAGTTTCACAGTTTTGCGCCCAGTCGCATTGCCATTTCTGGCAGCACCAGCAACAGTCTGAGCGGGTCTGTTACTAGAAACTTGATTTGATTCTACATTATCACTAAAATACCGATTAAGTCTAGTGTCAATTTCAGCGTAGTAATCATCTGACTCAGGGTCTACACCCTCATTAATTAATTGTCTATGAATTCCGTAAGTAGCCATTGTCTTAACAACATCATGATTATTCTCTGTTCCATCTCCAAACCATTTATTTTTAGCAGCCCAGTCTTTTGCTTTTTGACTTGGTTCTGGTTTTGGTATTGGTTTTGTTTCAGTCGGAATTTTTTCTGGTTTTTCTTCAACAGCCTGTTCTGCATCTTGAGCTCTTTTTGCTATCGTCATTTCAGCTCTTTGTTTTTGCAGTATACTACTTGTTAATTTTTCTTGTAATTCAGCCTGTTTACTAGAATCACCAGCTTGAATTGCATCTGCTAATTGTTTTTGTAATGCTTGTGTTTCAGCTTGAGCTCTTGTTTTATATTCTTCAATGTAAGATGCATCTAAAGTAGAATTTTTCTTTTTTAAACTCTCATTTTCTTTTTGAACAGATTGAGCATATTGCAAAGCAGCTTCACTCTGTCTTTCAGCCTCTCTCCATTTCTTAGTTAAATCATTAATTCTAGTTTGAACTTTGCTTGAGTATTTATCATGTTCCTCTGATTTTTCTTCAGATTTTGTTTCTTCAACTTTTTCATTTACTTGTTCAACAGTAACTTCTGGATCTTTGCTTTTTGTTTCTTGCTCTTTATCTTTTACTTCAACATCAACAGATTCTCCTGATGTATCTAAAGGCACTAATTTTTCTTCGTTTGGTCGTGGTTCAATCATAGTTTTCTCCTTACATTATATTTTTGGGTAAAATATCTCTTGGATCTTTTACAGTTGCTATTATTTCGTCATCGTTTACAATTCTCAATTCTCCGCCATCTATTCTTATTCTTGATCCTGCGTAAGTTGTGATTATAACCCAATCACCTTCTTTACACCAAATCTTGCCATACTTTTCTCCTTTGTAAGCTAAAGGTCCAACCTTTAAAACTTTACAAATGTTAGTAGTCATTTGAGATTCTTGAATTGTATCGTCTGTTAAGTGAATACCGCCTTTAGTTTTCTTATCTAATTTAAGGGGTAATAAAACTATTCTCCATCCACATGGATCTGGAACTTTTTCAAGTTCGGTTTTAGCTTTTGTGTCCCAAACATTTTTGGGCATAATTAGCTTAGATTTAGTCGTCATCTTCTAGCTCCTGTTTTTTTAGCAGGTCCGTGAGTTCCTGTATCTCGTTTTTTAATGCTGCATTTTTACCAGTCAAATATTTATAATCTGACCAGTCTTTACACAGTCCACTGGTTATAGACTCTTCAACCGCCTTTTGTCTATCAATTAATTGTTTTTTGTAAGCTGTAAAAAAATTTTCTAACCGCATGATTTCATTTTATCAGACAATTTTTTGCATCGATTCGGTGTCTGTTTATTCCACCTGGAATCAAGCATCTCATAACTTGCGCCGATAAAATTGTCTTCTTGCAGGCATTTCCACATATTCTTAAACTTAGCAACACCTGTTTTGCCAAGTTGAAAGCACATCTCCGTTAAGACGTGTTGGGCTTGTTCCGGCACTTCATCAATGCCATTTTCAATTAATAATTGTTTCATCTGAGCTATAGCTCTACTTAAATCTTTATCAAACACTGCTTGTAAATCATCTTCAGTATATTCTACTCCAGGTTCAAACGGATCACCTTGAACAACTTTATGACCCCAGCCTATTGTGTCAAACCCTTCTGTATCTTGATAGATTTTATTTCTAAACCCTTCACTTAATTTTACTGAGTTTGATAGGTCTTCGTAACTCATTACTTCTTTTTAAATAATCCTATTGCACTAGATCCCGCCTTGATGCCGAAGCTGGCAGATATCGCAATGTACAACAAATTATGATAATACGATC